CCTTCAAGTGGTGATAAGTTTATTGGTTGTGGTGGAGGTGTCTGTACCTGAGCAGGTACAACTGGAGATGATATTGGTTGGACAGTAGGTTTTAAAAACTTCGTTGTTGCAAATTTATCTGCAGTTATTTTTTGCTTTTGTGGTTTAAATCTACCTTGTTTACCACGTATTCTTTTCTTCTCGTTTGATAATAAAGCAAGTTCTTCTGGAGGCAATCTTTTTCTACCAGAAATTATTGCCTCATTTAATAGTGTTATATAGGTCGCATAATCAAGATCGAAAACAAACTCAAGACCCAGTAACCTTAGGATTCTTTCATCTACTTTTTCGGATACTGGGGCCATTTTTATCTATTTTGCTGCTGTTGTTGTTTAAGTTCTTCTTCCTCTAAATGATTCTTAAGAAGTCCAACATAAATGTCTCTTTCCCAAGGTATCATATTTTCAATTTCTGTTAATGAATATTTATGATACTGCATTAAGGAAAAATTTAACCTGAAGTAACTTTCCAGGTTCATATGCGACATACTTACGCGAAAAAACTTGATAACCCTTCTAAAACAACTTCACTTTCAACTTTCGTTTTTGGATTAAGTACCTTTACTGTATGAGAAAGTTTGGGCATGGTCTCAAAGAATTTCTCAATCTGTTTGAATTGAGATGTATTCATTTGGTCTAAAAACTCAATCATTTCTTTTTTAGTTACATCTTCCGCAACCCACACTTCCTCTTCAGTGAAAATTTTACCAATACACGAAGCAATCAATTCAAAAGATTGGTCTACAGTATTGTCTGCAGACAGGTCAAAGTTGCTCTTAATAAATTGGTCCAATGAAGGATACTTCATTTCCATCATAATAGAATCATCAAGTTTAATCTTGTTATTATGTTCTGGATTCTTTTGAACGTTAATATCATCAACGTTAATAGCAATAGGAACGGTAGTCTCTCCGTCATCTGGGCAAATGATATTTACTTCAATCTCTTCTCCAACAGACTTACCACGAATATTGAGGAAAAGAAATTCAATATCAAACGTGGGCAGTGTTTCTACTTTAATCCCTTTTGTTTCAATACAGTTTTTAATAACTGTTTTGATTGCATTAGTAATTTGCTTCGTATCTTCGGATTCTAATGCAAGAACTAAAAGTTTTTCTTCTTTAACAAGAAAAGGTCTATACTTAATCGTTTGTCCAGTTGAAGGCAACTCAAGTTCATAAGTTGGTGTAGAAATCTTAGGTAAAGGCATGTTAAAATTCAAATAACATTATCTGGTATATTTATTACTCGAAAAATAACCTAATCGTCACTCATCAATAAAAGCGGTACTACCTGCATTCTTATTGACTCTACGTTCATCTATAGCAGCACCGACAAATAATCCTGGATTATTTCCAAGCGAAGATGGATTATCCGTTGAACCTCCTATTGGAGTTGGGGGATTCGGAACTCCCGGAGGTCTTGGTTCACCTAATGGTTCAATAGGTTGGTTTGGACGACTTCTCAATACATAGCGATTAAACGTAAACGAAACAGTGCATTTTAATAATTCAGATGCATTATAAGATACTGGCATAGAAGCAATTGCGACTGGATATGCTCTAACAAAAACATATTCCAAATAATTTCCCAAAAAGTCCCTTTCAAACTTCTGGATAAACATTTCTGTTCTATATCCAATTTCAGGTTCATCTGGATATCTTACTCTATAGTAGTAATTAGAGTCTGGAGCTTCAGTTGTTTCTCCCATAGAATATCTAATCCAAGATTCAAATAATCTAATAATATTATACCCACCATTTGCTGATCCCTGATCAACATAAAAAGTAAAATCCATAGTATTATCATACTGTCTGCGATATCCCAATCTCTCAGTAATACCAGTATAATCATCATTAATATCATTTGTTAAGACAGACGAGCCTGGTAATGAAGCATCACTACAGAGTAAAGTAATAGTATTACCCTGAGCACCGTCAATATAATACTGTCTTATTTCTTGAACATCTGGTGGATTAAAGATGCATTGAAAATGAGAAGTTAGAGCAGGTCTTAATAGTTTCTGTTTTACCTCAAAGTTGGGGACTGGTCTTGGAACTGGACCAGTAGGAAGTGGAGTTGACGAAGTAAATCCATTTCCTGGACTAGTTCCAGTACCAGATGTTGTATTAGTTGAAGGTCTGGGAACACCCGGAGCAAGATTTATTCCTTCTTCTGCTAATTGAAATCCAGTTAATGGATCTGCCATTTATAAATACTTGTACTAATATATTATGTATGCTGGAAAATGGCGGAAAGTATTAAAAGTATCTACAAACCATCCTACCCAGAAAAATATAAAGGTGACGCAAATAACATTATCTGCAGAAGCAGTTGGGAAAGAAAGTTTTGTTATTATTGCGACCATAACCCAAGTATTATATCTTGGGCATCAGAAGAATTTTGTATTAGGTATGTATCTCCCGTGGATGGTAAAGTTCATCGTTATTTTCCAGATTACTTAATTAAAGTCAAAGAACAATCTGGTAATATTAAAACTTATGTAATTGAAGTGAAACCAAAAAAACAAACCGTCCCACCAAAACAAAAGTCAAGGGTGACTAAATCATATCTTTACGAATGCAGAACCTATGCGGTCAACCAAGCAAAATGGGAAGCTGCAAAGGAATGGTGTGCAGATAGAATGTTGGAGTTTAAGGTCATTACAGAAGAAGAGTTGGGTATTAAGTAATGGCAGAAGGTTTTGGCAAGTATGTAGGGACCGGTACATCGAGGACCAAGGAACTTCTAAAAAGAGTTGAAGAAACTGGTAGTAAAGATCCAGAAGAGATTATGTTAATGATTATGGATATTTTTAAAGAAGAAGTACTATACCCAGAACCAGGAAAATTTTATACATTCATTTATAATCCAAAGACACCAAATATTGAATATGACCAACATCCGCTAATTGCTTGTACGTCTTTAGAGAAATGGGGATTCAAAGGTATAAACTTTCACTGGAGACAATCGAGGCAATATACTTGGGAAGAAGTTGCAGGAAAACTTCATGTCGTCAAATACAATGAGTTAGATGAATTAGTTTCATTGCAGTATGGAAAATTCCGTCTAAATAAGTAAAAACGCTGTGTCTAATGACAACAACTGCAGTCAGTGGAGTAAATACACTAAACGGTAATTTTTACAGAACACAAGTAACTGATAATGGGAATGGAATCTTTTCTTCCACACTCTTTAGGACGGATGCGCAAGGAAATAATGGAGTCCCTATTGCTGGATATGCTGCGGATCAAGATGGTCCAGTTAGAGAAATAAACACAACAAATGCAACTGCAGAAGAGCAGCAACTGTTGTCAAACCCAACCTCATCATTAAATCAAATCAGACAAAATCAAGTTAGGTCAACTGAGACAACTTTATTCGGTACAACAGGAGGAACTCCATCTCAACAATCTGGTCTAAGTCAAGCAGGTGGCGGTAGTGGAAATGCTGCATCAACATCAGAAACACCAGATGCTCAAGGCGGAAGTGTTCCGACACAAAATCCAAATCAACCCAAAACGGATTCAGAAGATGGAGGATTTTTAATCTATCCTCTTAAAATGCAATCAACTCAACAAGATAGAATTAAATTTACTGCAGTAGAATATCAACCCAGTGGAAATTTAGCCACGGGAACAATTGCCAACCAAAATAGACTAACCACTACCGGCAAAAAAATTATAGGTTCTGTTTTCTTACCAATTCAGGCAAGTATATCAGATTATAATAGTGTTGAATGGAGGGGTGAGGAATTAAATACACTTCAAAAAGGAGCAGTTAATCTTTCATCAAGTGCGATGAATGCAGAAACTGGCGAACAATTTGCAAGTGCATTTAAAGATGCAGGAAAAAAAGTTCTTGAGGGTATTAGTGCAAATAAAAATGAAGCAAAAGTTTATCTTGCAGGAGAAGCAGTTAGCATTCAAAATCTTATTTCAAGATTTGGAAGTGTACTAAATCCCAACTTAGAGTTATTATTCCTTGGTCCTCAAATAAGACCTTTTGAATTTAGATTTCAAATGTCCGCGAGAGAAAAAAAAGAAGGTGAAAATATCAAAAAGATAATCAAATTCTTTAAGAAAAATATGGCAGTTAAAAAAAGTGAGGGTAGTGCAATATTCTTAAAGGCACCCAATACATTCTTTATAGAATATAAGTACAATGGACCAGATGAAACTCATCCTGGTATTAATCTAATCAAA